CAAGCGCCAAGCGTTGAAAATCGGCATCGACAAAGGTGATAGCCGGGCGATTATCCAGGCCAGTGAATCACTAGACAAACTATGCGGACTTGAGCCAGCCCGAAAAGTCGATATAACATCCAGTGACGGCACCATGACGCCCCGGTGCATGTATGCCGAAATAATCGCCCAGTTGGTCAGTAATGACACCAAACCACCGACAGACGATTAGTCGCCTAGACCTGACCGCCCGCGCCCTATTCCAGGACGCCAAGGGTGGCCAGATGATTTTCGCACCTCACCACCTCGCAATTGCCGCAGCCCTGCAATCTGTCGCAACCGGGGCCATCCGCCGCCTGATAATCAACATGCCGCCCCGGTCCGGTAAAACGTTACTAGTCTCGCAAATGTTCCCCGCCTGGGTGATGGGCATGAATCCACGGGCAGAATTTATCCTCACCTCGTATTCGGCCACCCTGGCAACCAACAACACCTACGTCGTCCGGGAGTTGATGCGGGGCGGGATGTACCAATACCTATTTGGCGAAAACGGCGCACAAGTGGCGCAGGACTCCAAAGCCCGGCACTTTTTTAAGACTGTCTCCGGAGGCCAGATGTACGCCGTCGGCACAGGCGGCACCATTACCGGGTTCGGGGCGGGCAAGATGTCCGGGGAACCGTTCGGGGGGTGCATCCTGATTGACGACCCGGCCAAGCCCGATGAAGCACAATCCGAGATAATGCGGCAGGGGGTCATTGACTGGTACCGCAACACCCTGCAATCACGCACGAACAGCCCGGAAACGCCCATTGTCCTGGTATCCCAGCGGCTGCATGAAGACGACCTCGCAGGCTGGCTTCTGGGCGGTGGCACGGGCGAAAAGTGGGAATTACTCAAAGTCCCGGCTATCACTTCGGCGGGCGAGTCGTTTTGGCCGGACAAGTTCCCGCTCGAGCACCTGACGCGGATGGCCGAGTCGATGCCGTACATGTTCGCCGGGCAGTACCAGCAAGATCCTGCACCCAGGGAGGGCGCACTTTTCCGCCCCGGCAAAATCGACATCATCGATGCCGTCCCCGCAGATATCGTATGGGTCCGGGGATGGGACTTGGCAGCGACCAAGAACGACGGCGACTGGACCGTCGGGGCCAAGTTAGGGGTCAAGGACGGGGTCACATACATTGTCGACCTACAGCGCATCCAGGGAGGGCCCGAGGATGTCGAGCGGTTGATAGTGCAGACCGCCCAACTCGACGGGTGCAAGCAGTCGATACCCCAGGACCCCGGCCAAGCCGGCGTCGCGCAGATGAACTACCTATCCAAAAAATTGCAGGGCCTTTCGTTTTCGTTCAGTCGGGAAACAGGCGACAAGGCCACCCGGGCAGAACCGTTCGCCGCCCAGGTCAACGTCGGTAACGTGAGAATGCTCCGGGCCTCCTGGAACGAGGCCCTACTTGATGAATTGCGCAATTTTCCCTTTGGCAAGCATGACGATATTGTCGATGCATGCTCAAGGGCGTATAATGAACTTGGAACGACATGGAATTACAAGGAGTTGTTATGAGCGCTTTTGAAGACGGCCTAATTAACGTCCGAAACCAACTTGCCCAGCGGCGTTCTGGGATTGCCACCAATATCGTCAATGCCCCGCGTGTATCAAATTCCGAGCTACAGCAGCTGAACAAACTGGGTGTCTGCCAACAAATAATCGACATTAAAACGACCGGGGCCTTGGACGATACCCTGGCCTTCGAGTCTGACACGGCGGAACAATTCTACTCCGACCGGCTCGATGTCTTGGTCCGTGAGGCCTGTCGGTACATGCTGGGCTACGGCCGGGCAGTTGTCCTGGTAGCACAGCCTGGGGTTGACCTGACCAAGCCCCGGCAAGGCCGAGTCAATCCCGACAAGGTCCGTTTGGTCGTTTTCCCCGGTTCCGACGTAACGGCCAGTGACCCGGTGGATGATTTGTTCGACGAACGCTTTGATCTACCGACGACGTACCGAGTCAGACAGCAGGTAATCCACTGGTCGCACTTGGTGGATTTTCGCTACGTCGAACCTCCAAGCAGCGAAGCCCAGGTGTATAATTTCGGCGGAATTTCGGAACTTGAGTTAATCCGTAACGAAATCGTCAACGACCAAATCGTCCAACGGGCCGGGTCTGCGATAATCGAGAAGAATTCCACGGTTTTCCATAAAATCAAGGGGTTCAAGGAGGCCCTGGCGGCCAACCGCGACAAGGACTTGATTAAGTATTACTCGGCCCTTGCCGACCTGCGTTCGATTTACGGTGACGGGATAATTGACAGTGAAGATGATGTTGTCTCCGTGTCTCAAACGCTGTCCGACGTTGCCGATGTGTCCCGATTGACCCTGCAACGATTGGCAATGGTCACGGGTATCCCGGTGCCAATGCTGGTTGGTCAGGCGGTCGAGGGGTTGAATTCCGCCGGGACTCAAGAACAAAACACACTACAACGGACGTTTAATCGCACCCAGTCCTTCCTTATTGCCCCGATCAACGAACTGTTGGCGATCCTGGGTCAACCACCGGCCGAATTCCCGAAAACCAAGGAAGGCACACCGGCCCAGCAAATCGAATATGAGGGGAGGGTTATCGATAACGCTGGTAAACTGTTCGCCATGGGTGAAGACCATCAGCGTTATTTGGTCGATAAGGCGATCTTGCAGGCAGAGGATCTGGAGTCAGAATTCCCGGGGTTCGACGATGGCGAAACGACCGAAACCTAACCGGGGTGAAAAGCTGGTACGTATGCCAGCACCCCCGAAGGCCCAGGAGGTGGCACTTGTCCGGTTCTGCGAATTCATCGTCCGGCAGGTGTTCAATCGCTGGCGAAATAACGTGTTTTCCCTGACCAAATCCGAGATTGCCAAATTTGCCGACTCCGAGGCCGCCGCAAAAATGTTGACCCTCACCGACGATAATTGGGCAGTCGAGGCGCAAAAAAAAGCGGCCAAGGTCAAGCGCCGAATCCTTGCCCAGTTGTCCGATGAGCGAATCCAAGAAACGGTCGCCGAAATACTGCAAAAGGTTGACCTGTACAACAAGGCCACGTTTTACCGGGCTGTTTCCCCGGTCCTGGGTATCGACACCAAGAATCTGCTAAAGGCCGACGGAGCCACATGGGAAATCAACGCCCTGATCAACGAGACGGTAATGTGGATTCAATCACTCCGTGACAAGGCCCTGCAGGAGTCCCTGGAGCATACCCTGCACCTGATGGCCGAGGGCCGGGACCTGGCCTATATCGAGACGACCTATTCCGCACTGGAAGCCAAGCGGTTGCGCAATGCGTCAACTTTGGCCCGAAACCAGATTGGGAATTTCAACGGTCTGGCAAATAAAATCCGTCAACAACACCTGGGCATCGAGGAGGCAATTTGGTCCACATCCGGAGATGACACCGTCCGACCAAGCCACGCTGACCGTGACGGCAAACGATACCGGCTCGATGAGGGCTGCTATTCCAGCGTCGATGGCGAATATCTTTACCCTGGCCTCGATTTCAATTGCCGCTGTGATTCCTACGCCGTGATTCCAGAATGAAAAAATAATGTTGACAGGAACTTTGAAAGTCTGTATTAATATAAGACAAGGGGAGGCAAAATGGCACAGTCCATTATTTCCGGCCATTTTTTCGATGCAGTAACTTTTGACTTCAGGAAAAAAACAGCCGTATCAGTACGTGATGGCGTCCTGGAATATTTCGGGCATGAGCTCGGTCTGGAACCTGCAAATAAAATCTTCAAGGTCTATCGGTCCCCCGCACAAATCGCACGCGCCGCAGAAAAAATGGCCGGACTCCCCCTAACCAACGACCATGTGGATATCGGCCAGCCCGTCCCCCAGTCGGTAGGCAAGGTAATATCTGCCGCCGTTATTGATTTTGACGAAGGCGAAGCGTCGCACCTCGCAATCAAGAATACCCTAGAGGTGCAGTCGGACTTTCTGGCCACACTCACGGACAAGCGGGAATTGTCGCTGGGTTATGAAGCCCGGCTCATTGAAGATGACAAGTACGATTTTCGCCAAGTGGATATTCGACCGCATCATCTAGCGGTCGTTGATGCCGGTCGCTGCGGTCACGGCTGCCGGT